TTATTAATAGCAGTATTTCTAATTCCATTTAATCCATGAGTTAACATAAGATTATCTGTACCTTTTTTACCTTGTCTAACTTGTGATTCGTTATGCCAAATATGTAGATTCATTTGTGATAATACAACTATAGCTCTGATAACTTCTCCTGTTATTTCACCTTTATGTTCTTTAAGTATCATATCAATATCATGAACCATATCATTCATCTCTTTTGCATAGTTATCTTTATTTTCAGGTATAAAAACTTCCTTCAACTGATGTATACTAAGTCTATCTATTAATTCTCCTAATGTTGGTAGCCACTTCCTCTGTTTAGCCATCATCTTCTCCTATTTTCCTAAATTTATTCTGATTTTGACCTAACACATTGTCTAAATTATACTGACAAGTCTCATGGTTTTTCATCCACCTTTCATTAGACTTTCTCTTTTCTTTGTTTGTTTTCATATTCTCTTCACCTTTAACATACTCTCTCTTCTTTGGGTGATTTCTATTATGAACTTTAAGTATATTTCTAACCACAAATTGAGTATAAGCACTACCCATAATTCTTTTAACTATATTCTGAAATGCAGTATCTTCCCCACATGACCAAACACCATGCGGAACATTACAACCATTTTTGATTAAGTCTGTAGATATAACCAATCCACTTCCATCAAATCTTGGTGAGTTGAGTGTAATCAATTCTATATCTTCAGATTCATCGTTGATTTCATACATTTCTTCCTTACTCATTGTATACCATATACTTGAAGGATCATCTTGCCAAGTATCATGGTGCATTTCATGGTATGTAGCATCATCAAACTTAGGATGTTGTAACATAGCCCAGCTATCATCCCACATTTTTCTTACACCAAAAGTTGTAATGTATTTATTTATGTTTTGTGATTCTGCATATCTACTAACCTCTTCTAAACATACAAATAACTCTCTTGGTAGTAAACAATCTGATTCTCCCCAAATAACAAAATCATTATCCATGCAATATTTGCTATTTAAATCTCTACGATAATCACCAATACAATATGGTTTATCATCATTCTCATAGTAATCTGTATCTACCTCTACACCTATTTCATCTAAGGTATTTATAATTTCATGCCATTTAGATATTATCTCAACTCTTCTTGTATCAGTATCAAACTTCTCAAAATACTGAGATAAATTCAAACAAAAATCGAAAGTAACATTCTCAGGATTATCTATTCCATCAAGTGCATTAGCACAACTTTCTATAAACTCTTCTATCATATCTATCTCATAGAACATAACATGAGTTCCAATAACATATTTATTTTTTAATTTCATAATTTCCTCTATAATAATCCCAAAAAGAATACATAACTTGTTTTCTTAATGCTTTATCAAACCCATTAAAATGCCACACCCAAGCAATATCTGTAAATAAAAAATCATGTAATACTTCTTTTCTATTCATGTGGGTTAAATTCCACTTCTTTGGTAATAGTTCATATTTCCATTTATCACCATTCAATATATAATTTACAGGTGTTTGATCTGAACCTTTCTTTAAAGTATTATGTTGTAAATCCAATAAGTGTGATTCATTCTCTTCATAAAAAGTAGTAATCTCTTTACACAAATCCTTATGTTTCTTACTCATTAGTATTGCACCACAATTAAAATAAGTTTCCCAATCTAATTCAACACCAGTAAACATATGTTGGTATCCTTCTATACTTGCCTTCAACCAACCTAAATTATCATTATCAACACAAGCTCTTAACTTATCATTAGAATACCTTTCAAATATATCAGGTGCATCCCACCTAACCATAGTATCTACATCCACCATAAAGATATTATCATATTCTATATCATTACTTTCTAATATATCATGAACATACCATCTTTGCCAACATATTTTCATCATATCAGGATCTCTTAATGGCGTATCCATTATCATCAACTCTGCACCAATTCTATGTGCATAATGTTTCCAAGTATTTAGTGAATAGTCCTTATAATCATCTACGTCTGATAAGTGTTTGGATGGAACACATGGAATGAATATAATATTTTTAGCCATAAAACTCTTTTTCTTCTTTTATAATTCTATCTACTACTTCTTCATCTAATATTTCACAATAATTTGAATGTGATTTAATATCCTCAGGATGGTCGAAATCACAAAACCTTATCCAAGCATGAGTTAACTTTGGGTCGAGAGGTGGATTTGGTCTAATTCTTATCCTTTTATAATTAAATGCCGCTATTTGTTTTAATGCTTCTTGAAAGAAACTCCAATAGTTATGATCTCTATTCAATTGGTGCATTCTCATCTCAGCATACTTACCAGGTCTGAACCAAGCATAATGATAAGTTATCATTTCTAAGTCTTCTAACATATCGTATTTTTGTGTCATAAAATTTAACAATACATTTTTGTAATAATCAGGAGTTCCATACTTGATAACAAATCTTCTTTGTCTACCTGTCTCAGCCTTGAAGAATGGTTTTAATGTCTTCTCTTCTGCATAATATTGATTTGCTACAAAGTCAACCCAAATAGTTTTCAATCCTTGATTTGGTTCTAACTTGTTACATACTTCTTCTATTGTATCAGCATCATCTTCGTGATGAAATACATCTCCCTCATATGGAAATATCAAATCACCCTCTTCTACCTCTACACCAAAATCATTAAAATTATTACAACCAACATAATAATTAGTTGGTGCGTCTGTAGACATATAATCCATTGGATTTAACATTATCTTTGTATCTTTATATTCCTTTTGTGCATCTGAAATAACATCTTGAAGTTCTTCATAATCAAAACCTCTCTTACCATCTAAAGTATAAGTCTGTAGAAAATGGTTAGTAACAAAGGTATTACTTTCAGGACCACTTGGGAACATACCCTCATTATACAAAATATAATCAGGATTAATTGACTTAATTATATTTGGTATCTGTAACTTTACAAGATGTGTATCGTTAAATACTGGTGCTATTACTATCTTCTTCATTTTTCCAATAGGAATAAATTCCTTTTTCTAATTCATAATTCTCCCAAATAAATCTATCTCTATTTGGTTGTTGTTTAGCCCACTCCCACATTTTAACTAATCCTTTATCCAAATCTGTTAAATGTCTAAAATCTAACATCTTAACTGACTTTTCATATGTAGAATAAGCATAGTGTGCTTCATGTCTCATCTCATAATAGTCTGGCTGTAAATCTGTTTCTGTAACTTCTAATAAAATATCACAAGCTTCTTGTATTGTATATTCATTTATTCCACCAAGATTAATTATCTCACCAATACATTCATCTTTTTGTGAAGCCTTCCAAAATGGTTCTAATGAATCATCTACATAACTGAATGCTCTAACTTGAGAACCATCACCAAATATTGTTGGTGAATAACCATTTAATATTTGCCACATCCATATACCTAATACATTTCTATACTTATCCCATATGTTTTGATTTCTACCATAAAAGTTATGTGGTCTAACTATAGTGTAAGGTAGCCTGTGTTGATCATAAGCAACTCTTAAATCTTGTTCGACTGAGAACTTTGCAATACCATATGGATCCATTGGTTGAGGTGGCATATCTTCATCAAATGGTGGTTCATATATATTACCATATACTGACATAGAACTTGCAAAAACAAATCTTTTTACATCATACTTTATTGAACAAGTAATTAAATTAGCTGATGCTAATAAATTATTTTTATAATTATAATTTCTAATAAATGGACTTAAACCTTCTGCTGCATATGCTGCGAAATGATAAACTATATCAATATCTTCTTCCATGAATACTTTTTCAACATATTCTTGTGTACATAAATTTAATTCATACAATATAACACCTGTTGGTACATTTTCTTTATAACCACCACTCATGTCATCAATACCAATAACAGTATGTTCTGTATTCTTTTGTATCCAATCTGCTAATCTTGAACCAAGTAAACCTGCTACACCTGTGATTAATATATTCATTTTTTTACCTCAACCATATCCTTAAACAAAATGTCTATTTGATTCTTATTCTTAGCTCTACCCTCATTTGCTTTTCTTAATCTTTTATCTTCCATCTGTGCAATTCTAAGTCTAGCTCTATCCGATTCACCAATATGAATATCATTAGTAACCAAATCTTCTAACTCTTCTACAATAGAACTTGAATCAAAAGTTCTCTTCTCACCAACGTACTGATATTCGCCTGTATCGAAAGTCTCTTGTAGTAATTGTGATATCTTTTCTCTAATCATATCAATTGCTACCTCTTGATGGTGTATCTTTTGTAAGTCTTTCTCTTTCTTAAAGAAAAACAACTTTATGTTTTCTGTTATCAGTCTATCGAAGTATGCTGATAACGTATCTATATTAGTTATTCTCTTCATACTCACCTTTCAAATATGCCATCATATTATCTATATCTGTTTCACTTGATACTCTCTCAAAAACTTGATTTGACACTTCGTGGTTTTCTTTTGCTATATCTTCAACATCCTCTCCCGAATGTTGAGCTCTCATTCTATCTGGCCTTGTAATCATATTCCTTGAGCCTGCCCAATGATGATAAACCATATCATTATAAATTCCATAATATAATTCATGTAAATCTTCTTTATTACTTCTTGTTAATGGGTAGTAATCATATCCACGTTCTGTTAACCATTGTACAATTCCATACCACCAATTACTATTTTTATCTACAATAATTTCTCTAAGACAATCAGTTAAGTTATCCTCTAAAATATGTTTAGCTTTAAACATCATAAAGCAATAGTGTGGTATTATATACAATGGGTTTCTATCCCACTCGTGCATTGGTTCTTGTACTGCTATAAATGGATACTCTTTTAACTTCTCATTCATAAAATCTGATATGGATACTATTGGAAAAGCATCTGAATCCAACAATAGTATCTTATCAGTTGATTTTATTTCTTCATTCTTTGTTATATAATCTATAATTTTACCAAATGATTCAGACACGTGTCCTGCTCCTGGTATAGCACCGTCAAACTTATGTTTATTCTTTTCATAATTTACTGTAGTAGTACCTTGTTTTACTCCATCACCTAATCTTGTATAAACTTTATATGGTTCTGATATAAATCTTTCTAATTGTCTTTTCTGAATATCTATCCACTTATCTTTGAAATGTACTGTAAGTATATATAACATTATCCAACATCCTTTATCAAATCAAATCCCCATTGTTCTTCAGTTATTTCATTAAACGGATAACCTTTGTAACTTTCCATTTCAATAAATTTTTCAACACCTTTTTTACCTTCTTCTTTTATCTTTCTATTCTCTTCTAAACTTCTATGTGCTGATGGTTTTAACATATGCATTCTACTAAAATAGAATCTTGGTTCTGCGAAATTATATCCATTAATGTTTACACTATAGTTATATACCAAATCATCATCATCCTTACAACCAAAGAATCTAAACTTATCACTATCTTTACCAAATGGATGTATCTCTTTTGGTAACTCTATATTCTCATCTTCAATTTGTTTTCTTAACTTACTACTGAAGACTAAATCTAAATCACCATTCTTATTCTTTCTTGCATCAACACCCATAACTGCTAAGATAGCACTATTACAAATTGCATACTCTTCTCTTGGAAATCCCATTACATCCATCATTTCAATATAATTTATATAATCTACCGTATCTATACAATTTTTATTACCTGTCTTTGTTTCATAAATCTTATGCTTCAGCATATGAAATGGAATATATTTTTTACCATTAATTAATCTACCAATCATAGCAACTGCTCTATGATAACTATGTTTTATCCACCCACCATCAAAATTAACAGGATCATCAATCAAAGTTATCTTTATTTCTTCATCAGTCATTGGTTCTAAAGAATCATAATATTCTTTAGTCATATTCACCCAACCTCTTTCGTGATGACCTTGAACATCATTTCTAAATTCAGCCCACATACCATTCCAATATTGATGATTTTCTTTATTAACTTTCTTTTCAGTTTCTTTTACATTATTCTTATTCGAAAAATATTCTAAAGCTTCTCTTACAGTTTTGATTTGTTTGTCATTATGTATAATCTCTTTACCACCACTACCATGTTGTAACTCCATATTCAGAAAATATTCTAAGTTGATTGGTACTGTAATCAATAAGTTTTCAATAAATGTTTTATAAGTATTATCCTCTATAAAATTTCCAGCTGAAAGATAAGTTTCGTAGTGATGTTTATTTAGATTAGTGTACTCGTCTATATGATATATTCCTTCTAAATCTATTAGAGTTGGCTTTCCTTCAAATTCATATGTGTGGTTTTTACAAAAATCGTAAGTAAAGTAATTAGTATTTATAGTTTTTAATTTTATTCTTTTGAAAAGTTCTTCAAAATGTTCTTCTGATGGTGTAGATTCTTTAGTTATATAACCTCTACAAATATCATTTTCATCATATATTATACCAACAAAATTTGGTACAATTGTACTGTCATAAAAACCACTTGCGAATGCACTTTGTAATGTGTTTGCTCTGATATAATCTTCATCCCATACTTTGACAAAGTATTCATCTGTCTGATAGATAGTTCTATTGTGATTTTCTTCTCCCCAACGACTATCTTTATGTTTGACTTGTTTGTAACTATTAAAATCTAAATCTTCATATTTGAAAACACCATAAGTATCTCCGATTAAAGATTCAAATTCATAAACTTTGGTAAAGTTCATTCTGTTTTATCTGTTTCTCTATTGTTTTAGGATGATATAATGATAACTCTTCATGTGGTGGTAAATGTGCATATGTTTTACATCCACCTATAACCTCATGTACTTTTCCTTTCCATTTAATATCCTCTTTATTTATAAAAACTCTTGCTTGGTAATCAGGATAATTTACCCAACCTTTTTCACTAACTCTCCAACCCCACTTTTGTATCCATTCATCATTAATACCTGTTACTGTATTTACTCTTGGCACCCATATTAAATCTACATCATTCATTTCTATTATACTTGGTAATTGTTCCATTAATATTTCATGTGGATATTCATCTGCGTCTAAATGAAATATATAATCTCCACTACACATTGATTTCGTATGATTTTTTAAATCTGAAAAGTTTCCTTTAAACTCAAAACCTTCCCAAACAAATTGAATATCATAGCCAGGTTCACAAGGACCTGCATTAATATGATTATATCTAAGATAATCCTCTACTTCTTCATTACCATTATTGGAATCATAAGTTATAACTATCTCATCATCTTTTCTCTTATGATCCAATAAAAAAGTAACTAACTTTTTGAGCTCTTGTAATTCATTACAAACTGTAATTGCATAACTAATCTTCACTTATTTGACCCATAAACCTTTCAGGTACAACGTTTTCAAAATCATAATCTATAAGTCTTATTTGACTCATATTTTTTAAGTGAAATGTTCTATATGCTCCTGCTGTCATACCTGGTATCTTATCTAACTTTATTTTATAAAATCTTTTTGGTGCTGAACGACCTTTTGGTAAAATAAACTTACTTATTTCTTGTTCAGTTTTTGTTCTAACATCTTCATCCAAAGATGGTCTTCCAATTTGTTTAACAAATCTCATTAATCTATTATCTGAAACCTCATCTAAAGATAATGCGTGAACCTTTTTTTGTGTAATACCACCTGCGGGTGGCCACACACTCAAAACAATAGCCATATATAAACCACCTGTACCATCTTTTTTCTGATAACGAAACTCAATTATAGTTCCATTTCTTAATGTACTTTTTGAAACGGGAACTCTATTCAGTATTCTTGATCTATGTCGGGGTAGAAATGCCATCTTTCAAATCCTTAATTATACCCATATCTTGACAAGCGTTTAAAAATTCATGTTTATCATAGACTTGTGCATTTTCTACATCAAGTCTCTTATCATAATTATTATACTTTTCACGTTCATCTTCAGGAACATCCACAACTTTAGCATATTTCCAAACATAACTTTTCTTTTCTTTAGCTCTAAACGCAGCTTTCTCTTGTAGGTCTTCATCGGGATAAATTACTCCTAATTCTCCCATATTAATAACACAAGGAAACCAAACTATATCTTTTTGTTCATCATGATACTGCAAATCTTGTATCAATTGTGGACTCTTGTTTAAATTATCCAATAACTCAACACTACCTGCTCTATATCTCGTATCACTCATATAACCACAATTGAAACACATAAAACTACTAAAATTATCTTGTATCTCTTCAAAACACGAATCCATATCTTTACATACAGAACATACTATTACTCTTTCCATTACATTTTCCTTAATTTAGGTAATTTTATACTTTGTGGTGGTGGTTTAATAGCACCTGTCTGTCCACCACTAATCTTTTTCAATTTTGGTAACTTCAAACTAACTTCTTGTGGAATTTCACCAACCATACTATCAACTATCTCTACCAATTTCTTTCCCATTATAGTTCTTGTAAACTTAGCTTTATTTGACTTAGCTAACTGATTAAATATTGGTGTATATTTTTTATAGTTTAAAAACACATCTCTCATAACATTAGTTGCATTATTATAATCAATTCCATACCAACCCATACCATCAACAAACATTTCCTTTGGAAATGCTCTTTTTGGTGTTTGTATTACACTACCCTTTAATGCCGTCTTTAAACTTGGTGGTAAGAAATCTACATGACCGCTCCAATTAGGAAATATAATAGGTTTACCACTTAATGATGCCTCAAGTAGTGGACGACCAAATCCTTCACCGTGTGTAAAAGTAATATGTGCTTTTACTTTAGGGTGGTTATACAGTTGATTCATCTCATCATCATCAAAATCTCCATGTATAAAATAAATATTAGGCATTATCTTAGCATCAACTGATTTTTTAATTGACCTAATCTTATCAAGAACTTCTTCTCTATCTATTACTGAAAATGTAGCACCACCTGTTTTTACAATTAGTGCTGGTCTCTTCTTTTTACCTTTATTTTTAAAAGTTTCTAAGAATGTCTTAATTAACATACCAACATCTTTTCTATCTTCACCCATATTTCCTTGTAACCAATGCCCTACAAACAAAAAACAAAAATTTTCTCTTATATTATTAAACTCTTTTACTATTTCTGGACTGAACTTATTGGTTTTGCCATAAACATTTTCATCGTAACCCTCAAATAAAACTTCTACTGGCTTCTGAATTTTTATACCTTTACGAGTAGTTTCTCCATCTCTATTTTCTTCATATTCCGTTGACTCACAAACTTTTTTTACAAATTGAGAAGGTACAATATTTAAATCCATTCTATCAAAACCATCTATCCAATGTTTTGGTATAGCAGTTGATTCAAGACCTGCAGTAATTCCAAGATTCTTTTTACCAATGGGATTAAATTCATTTGGAACTGTTACTTGAATACCTAAATCTGGTTGTCTAGGTAATTCAGGACTATCTAATAAATTATCAAGTATTAACTTATCATCTGGATTCTTTGAATTTAACGCATTCATTGGTGTATTTCCCCAACGAAGTGATGCTATTTTAATATCATACTTATCAGTTTTTAATAACTCTAAAACTAAATCTCTACTATGTGCACCATAACCACTTCTTGTTGCTACTGGTGCTTGAAATAAAATAAAAGGTTTTGTCATTCTAACTCCTATACCTTATACATGGCGTATCGTTTACGTCGTTCCCATTTATCAAATGCAGTATCCATATCTTTTATAAATCTGTTACTCATATGTTCCGCCGTCATACCAATATCCTCACGTTTAACAAATTCCATACCTTTTAAACCACATTCTTTTCTCTTCTCAGGTGTCATATCATACCAATATTTCAAAGCTTCTCCTGCTTCTTCAAATTTTGGTCTATCATCAAAAATATATGGTGTAGGTGGTGAACCTTGTAGTGAACGACAAGCGGGCCATATAGGTTTTACCCATTCACCATGATCTTTATAACGACCTGTATGATTTGATTGAAATTCATCTGTATAATCGTCTACAGTAAGATACGAACCATCTTCCTTTTTAAACCCACATTGATCTTGTAATCCACCTGTAACATTCACAACAATTGGTGTTCCTGCCATCAATGATTCGCAAGTACCTAATCCAAATCCCTCATTAGATGCTATATTAATTGTTACATCCGCTATATTAACCATAAAATTCATTTGTTTATTATCTAACTTATCATGTGAAAAATATATATTATCTCCTATACTGGCAGGTAATAAATGATCTATAAGTTTAGGTAAATCTGTACCATTATCATCTATAGGTGATGTGTGCATAATTAATGCACAATGTTTATGATTTTCTTCACCTACCATTTCACATAATGTCTTGAATGCCATAACAACATCACCAGGCAATTTTCTACGAATATTTCTGTTATTCCAAAAAACTACAAATTTATAATCTTTATTATTAAAAATATGATTTCTAAACTTTTGTAAATTTGAATAGTCTTCATGACTTTTATCTATAGGATGAAACCATTTCTCATTTATACCATGAGGAATATAAGTACAATCCCAATCAGTTCTTGGTTTATTCCTACAAACATTCCTAACAATATTATCTGTCTGTCTAGATATGTTCATAATCAAATCACAAGATTCATAATAGTTTTCATTATAAAATGGATAAGGTAAATCATCCCATATATTATAATAAAAAATAGGTATATTTTGTCTAATTTCATGTTCCATTTGATATAACCACTGCCAAAATCTTGGATCGGTGTAATGCAAAATGGCATCGGGTCGTTCGTGAAACATTAATTGTCTTATTAACTCTTCATTACCATACCCATTGATAGGAAATATTTTAAGATTAGCATCTTCAACACCTGTTTCTTCTCTAACAGATTCATTCATGTCTACAACTTTGCCCTCTTCAGGATGTTTTATAGCACCACCTAACTGTACCCAATCGTAATGATGTATAGTTCCCATGACAAATTCTCTTGACATTGTTCCAACCCCGCTAGACATTCGTAGGTCATCTGACAGTAAAAGAATTTTCTTCTTTGGCATTAGTATCTACTGCCGCTTTGTATTAAGTTTGAATATTCATTGATAACTTTTTCAAAACTCATATCATGACAATATAAGTCCATTGAGCGATTTACCAATTTTTGAAGTGTAAACTCATCCTCTATGCTCTTAGTTTTGAATTTTTTATATAAATCGGTAAGAACTTTAACCGACGTTAATTTACTTTCCATATGTAGTAACTCCATTCATGTATATATATAAATATGAATATACTAAGAAATTAGTATATATTTTTTCTTATGTCTTTTAGCATGACCTATAGTATTATTTGTTCCTGAAGACATTTCCCCATCAGTAATAAATGCAATAACTGCATCAGAATACTTTACAATTTCCTCATTTCTTATAAAATAATGTTTAACATTATACTTTTTATCATACTTAAATCTATTTTCTACGCAATATATGTTATGTGGTTCGTGATATGGTGGAAACTCTGTATATTTCATATTAAATTCCAATGCATATTTCCTTGCATACTTATCCGCACCATATTTTGCTCCACCACTAACTATTTCTATTAATTTTCCATGTTCCTCTTTTAATTTATAAATAAAATCTTTAATCTTTGATTTATTTGTATAATCCCTTGATCCAACAATTGCTATTTTAACGTTCATATTTCTTTCTTGGTTTATAACTAGTCCTTTCATTTACTGTGAGAATAAAATTACTTATTTCAATAAACTTATCTAATCCCTTTATTATTTGTCCACCTGATAGTATACTGTATTTAAATCTGTGATTTGATGTACATTGATTTGACTTATCTATCATAGGATTATTTATATCTTCTACCTCAAACTGAACATAATAATTTGGATTTTGACAAGCATCTCTTGCTTTTATAAATGTTCTGTATTTAAAACTATCTTCGTGTTTCTTTGTAAATTCTGATACTTCTTTGTATGTTACTTGATTATCATCAAACCACATATGTAATTCCCAATTCACTGGTATTTTTGTATAAGAATCTTCTATTTTTGCAATTATTTCTGATTCACAATCAGCTCCTATAAAAGAATGTAATGGTAATCTTAAACCTACATTATATCTATTGTACATATTTATTTGACTCCTGCATCACAATATTCAGTTTGATTAAACTCACAGAATCTACAATTTTTCTTTGATGCTTCTTTTCTATAAATATGTGATTGGTTGTATTCTCCACCAATAAAACATTCATCAATAAAAGATTTAACATTACGTGTAACTTTATTAAGACTTGGTGTTCCATTTGCAGGTACAAAAGTTTGTACTCTACGTTGAGGGAAATCTACTTTCTCATATAGTTTACGTTTTACAATAAAATACTCTATCTCAATCTTATCCAATGGTATATCATGTTGAGCACCATAGAACTGTTTATATAATAATAATTGATCTGTCTTAGTCTTATCTGCTTTAGCCCACTTATTCCAACCCATTGTGGAAGTCTTGATATCTATGATTTTATACTTATCTCTTACAGTATCGTATAAAAGAACATCTATATATCCAACAAACTCAATATCATTCGGTAATTTATATTCAATAGGAACTTCAATGCCTATTAACTCATATCCTTTTTTATTAAAATACATTCCTCTTTTCTTAACAAACCATTCTATTATAGCCATACCATGTACATAAAATTCTTGCATTTCTTCTTGACTTGATATTTCCTCACCATGTAAATCTTTTACTATTTCTTTGTAGTAATGTTTCATTCGATGTAGTAACATATCTGCTAATGGTAATGAATCAGCTTTCTTAATTGTATCATTATACATTATAGTTAAATAAGTCTGTAATACATCATGCATAGCAGAACCAAACAACGTATGTATATTACCCTTAAATGTCCTCAATTCATCTATATAATTTAATTTCCATTTATGAGGACACACAGCCCATTGGCTGTATTGACTATAACTAATTCTTTTCATTAGCTTCTATTCTTTTTATCTTCTTCTTAATACCTTTGTTCAAATAATAAACATAAATATTTTTACACTTTCTGTTTACAAAAAATATATTAGGATCTTTAGCTTCCCACCTACGTCTAATTTCTCTACTGTATGGTTTAATCGGTTGACTTAAAGACCTACTATGATATTCCTTACCATCTACCATTAAAACTCTACCTGGAGATGTTTGTCCGACATATTCAAAATTACTAGCTCTATAAATAACTCCTGAATGTCCATAGTGTAAATCTGCAAAGGAAACTATAACTTCATAATTTGTATTTTGTCTTAACCATTTAATAGTTTTTCCTACAAAAAAACTTTCACTATTCGGGGGAGCCTCATCTACGTTAACTAATCTTCTCAATTCTACACATCTATCGGGATTTATAGGATTATACTTCTTAGCCGTATTTGGCATTGATGGTATAGCATACATCATAGCACCTACCATTTCAGGTATATTAAATTTACCTGGTCTAAACAAAGCAAAACATTCTAAACCTTGTATACCATTACAACTATGACTATAATGATACTTTTCTATAAAGGATTGAATGGATTTTCTAGGTACTTGATCTACGGTATAACCGTCTAAACTCATTCGTCTTCTTTGATTTCACTTAACCAAGTATCAGATTGCAAGCCCACTTCTTTTAACTTCTTGCGATCTACACCATATGATTGTAACAACTCAGTAAGTTCTACTTGACCACCTTCAGTTAACATATACATATCAACTGCATCTACAGCTTCTCTTAAACTTACCTCTAACTCTTTTGCCACAACATCTAACAACCATCTTGGATAATCCATTTGTTTTCTCCCTTTAATATATTTTAACCAATATTTTCCCTTTGGAATAATATCAGAATAAAATTTATATATTATTTCTGGTGATAAATTATACATCTGTATCTCGTTCACCACATCTAAAAAATCTGTTCTCATAGATAAAAATCTATGAACCATATAATTCGACCACGTTTTCTTATCTTCATCTGTAATAGTATCCCAATAATTGGAACTTTGTACAGATGTTATGTGCTTAATATGATCGAATAATCCTTTTCTCTTAACTAAGTTCTTCTTCAACTCCACTACCTTCCATTAACTTAGCAGGTACATGGCCACAATTACCACAACTATAAACTTGAATTGGAACTATACCTTCTTGCCCTGTGGGTGATATTAAAGCAGATATTCTTTTTAATACATATGATGTGATAAAAAGATAATTAGAACATTTCTCACATTTCATAGTATCTGCTTGTGATAAATCAACCTTTTGTGCTGGTTTCTTTAGTGGTTTCATTGGTTTTGTACTCATTTTATAACTCCCAATACTTCAATTAACATAGCCATAAAGTTTATTTCTTTATCAACTACCTGGCTATCTGATAGTTCATATCTCGCTAATATTAATATTATTTCTGCTATATGACCTTTACCATAAGAATCTACATTATCATATAACAAACGAAAACAATCTGAAAAGTCTCTAATAGCATTATCTGCTAATAACTGTCTTATATTTTTAAATGCGTTTTTCTTATCTTGATTCTCTAAAATATCTAACACTTTTAACTTATAATCATTTTGAGTAATACTCTCTACATCTAATTTTAATTGTAAATCAACCACATTTCTTTGAGCTGCGTTAATTGTTCTACGAATATCAGGATAATTAGAATCAATCAATATTTTTAAATCTTCTAACTCGTGTTTAACACCTTCCTCTTTTAAAATCTGATTCAATCTTTGAGCTACTTCTGTCTTAGATGGTGGTATAATTTCAAAAATTTGACAACGACTTTGTATCGGATTAATGATTCTCTCTGCATAGTTACAGGTTAGAATAAACCTACAGTACTTACTAAAAGTCTCCATAAGGTTACGCAAAGCGGCTTGTGCGTTAGGTGTAATGTAATCACATTCATCTAAGATAATTACCTTCATATCTGTAAAACCAATCGTAGATGCGAACTGTTTTACTTTTGTTCTTACAGTTTCTACATTATTCTCATCACTAGCATTAATGTATAGATAATCACATTTAATATTCTTAACAATCAGTTTAGCAAGTGTTGTTTTACCTGTACCTGCTCTTCCATATAATAATAAATGAGGAATATCACTATTTGTAAGATAAGCTTCTACCTTAGATTTTAAATGTGTATTACCAACATAGTTTTCTAATTCAGTTGGTCTATACTGTTCTACCCATAAACTATGATTTACCATTCTATTATTTCCTTTATCTCTTTTAATTCTTTTACCCTATTAGTAGGTTTAATGTGTTGATTATATAGTGCATCCATTAAAATATATCCGTAATCATCACCTCTACCCTTTAACCAAGCCTGATAATTAGATGGTGAATCATCTACTAACCAATCAACATCTATTTTCCACTTATCACCACCACTAACAAAATATACTTCTCTAAAACTTAATGCGTGTTTTCCCAACCACTCTAAAGAAGCATAAGTTCCTGGTGTTCTCTGAGAAGATATACAAACAAATTTATAACCTTTTCCACTACCCCACTCAAATAAAGCATGCATTTGTTCTATAGCACCATATATAGGTGGTGAATCTCTAAAAAACAATTCTGGATACTTATCCCAATATAATTCTTGTAAAGATTTTTTATCCCAACCTTTAAAACAATTCTGATAATCCCAATCATCTATAGCATCTTTTATAATTGATTCGGGGTAATTAACGGACATATAGTTATGTAATTGCCAAGAAAAATCTCTAAGCACTCCATCTATATCTATACCTATTCTTGTTTTAACTTTCATTTCACCACATTAGTCATTTGTATTAAAATTATTATTAATGCTAAAGCTAAACTTACCATAACTTTCGCATTTGGTGCTTCTCCTAATATTCCCCACGTCATTAAACCAAATATAAATGTTCCCATACCAAAACCAATCAATCTTATGTTCCAATAATATCCAAAATATTCAAATGAATATCTTGTTGAATAATAAAATAGATAACTTATTGGAAGCCCTACTAATATTACCCACCATTGTGATTTAGCCCATTCCCATTTAAACTGTGCATTCATATGAAAAAATGCTATTATATGCCCCAATACAGACAATATCATAGCTGCTAATAATTTATTCATATTTTATAAACTCCCTTTATGTTCTTCTATTGGCGGTAAATACTCTTCTGCATTTGTAGGATACGGTTTAGTTTCATACTTCAAATTCTTCATAAACTTTTTATTCTCTTTTTTACTACCTAAGAAGTAAATGTACCTATGTTTTTCAGGTTCTCTTCTTCTCCAAAACGTATGTCCAACTGCTTCTTTTAACTTTATTATATTATGACTACCAAATCTTGATGAAACAGTTCTACTATGTATCCATTCATATGGATCCTTTGTTAAAGATATTGAATAATTTGGCATTAAATTTAATCCTGCACCCTGATACAACCAATTAGTAGCTTTATAAATACCACCTAAATGTAATACATCAGGATCTGCATAACTTATTAATGTTTTAACATTTTCATCATGTTTTTTCAACCATTTAAATGATTGAGAAATACAATATGATTCAATATTTTTACCATAACCATCATGTATAAATAATCTTGTCAATTCCAAAATATTATTAGTTTCTAATTTAACGTTTTCATTAAACATAGATCCCAATACAGTTCTTCCTACAGGATAACCATAAGTCATACACCCAATGAGTTTTTCCTCACTCGTATCCTTAAAAAAAGGATGAGGATTATCTGACTTATAATATATTCCTATAGCGTATCTACAAGAAGAACCTCTATGCGAATAATGATGTTTTACAATCATTTCCTTCGCAGTCTTTTTGTCTATCTCTTGTAGATAAACTTTTGATTTATCTACAGTATTTTCCATTAGTCTACTGTTGTTTTTGCAACTAGTATGTATGTAGAATCGAAATTATCTACCTTGAAATTAACTTTAGCTAACCCTTTATCTGAAATGTAAAGAGTTGAAGATTCACAATCTCTGTTAGCAAGTAATATCTCTTTGAAAGTATCTGCATCAAATAATACAGCCTCTTCAAAACTATCTACTTTACCACATTCTACAGGGATTGTAACTTTATTAGATTGTGTTGTAGAACTATAACCTATTACAACCTTTGCTTCTTTACCATCTGCTAATACAGCAAATGTTGCAACTTCACTTAACGCACTTTTACCTGAAATAAATGTGCTAATGAACTTCTTATCAAGTTTAAGTTCTAATGTGAACTCAGGAACATTTGATAAATCTGGTTTCTTCTGAACTACATCCAATCTAGCAAGACCATAATTTATTCTTGCTTTAGTATTTTTTTGTGAAAGGACTAACTGTGATGCTACTTCACCTACAGTTTTAACATCAACATCCATATCACCATCCAATACACTAATTAGTTTAATTAAGTCTTGAATCTCATACAGCCCCATTTCATAATCACCAATTCCATTCTTAGCTAAAACAATATCACCAACACAACTTTTTGCTGAGTTGATAAATGCACAACTAAGTGTGTCTTTTGTTGATTTTACAGGTGCTGATTGAGTTTGCCCACCTAAATAAAACCTATTGATGAATCCCATCAACGTTTGTTTATCCATTTTGTAACTCCTTTATATACATATATATAAGTATCATATTATTTCTCCAAATTAAAAGAATTTATTAAAACCAAAATCATCATTTGGTTCTTCCCATTTTAATGCATCATATAACATTACTATTTTTTTACTAAGTGCTTGCTTATATATCTTATCGGTATCAATATACTCTTTTATATAATCTAACACTTGTTGAGGATCCTCATGTCCTTTATAACATAAAGTCTCAAATTTAAATGGATTGTCTTTTAAATACATCCACTTAATCTTTTCACCGTTTCCAATTAAAGGATACTTTGCTTCAAGTTTACTTGACAATAAAAAGTTATTATAATTTATTGCTGATTTAACATGAACAGGTGCACCCTTTTTAGCTAACAATCTACCATCACCCCTCTGAACATATTTTTTAACATTTTTAACTGAAGTTGGCATTGCAATAGTATCATAGTTTTTCAACTTCATAGATTTCTTAAAATTAAGAATAAACTCATTAATCTTATTCTGAGGTACATTTGCTAATATATCTTCTAATACTTTTGTTAAACATTCTTTCATAGCTATTGGAAAACTTGAACGAACAATATCTAAACCTTTTACATGAAGTTTATTTATCTTAACACCATTATCATTAACAACTTTCAATCCATATCTTTTCTTTGTAACAAATAACCCACTTCTAGCAATCAATTCCTGCTTAATCTCAAATCTATGTTTATCTACATTAAGAAACTTTTTAGCAAATAAATCATATGAACTATTTAAATATTCTTGAACCTCTGAGGCAATATCTAAAATCTTATCCATCATTAGATTTTCATCTTTAACATTAATGTGTGGATATTTCTTTTGAATCATAGAAACAGCAGAATAAAAAACTGAATCTGTATCAATGTATATACAATGATCTTCCGAATCTTCCAAAACAGAATTATAATAATAGTTAGCTATCTTCTTAGTATATTTAATTAACTCAACACCCGTTGTCGTTGTTGCTTCTGCATTATCTAAGTCATAAAAACGAAATACAGGTAAACCCAACACACCATACAATGAATTTAGAACAACCTTTTGAATATACTGTCGTCTATCAAAGTATGCATATTTCTCTTTATCACCCTCTTCAGCGAACTTCTTTGCTAATTTTCTAAATTCTACTCTATCATCAAACCATTTTTCCAACAAAGTTGGAATTAACCCTCTTTTATCTTGTGTATATAACACACCATTAGTAGATACAGATACATTATTATCTTTTAAAAAGTTCTTAAACTCTGCTGTAGTTAGTTTAGCACTTTCTTTTCCTGAATCATCTTCTATAGTATATGTTTTATCTACTCCTTTAACAAATTCTTCTGAATTCCAACCTGTTAACCTTCCAAGTTTTGTTTCAGGAGAAATATTCAATGTCATAATAATTGATGGATACATTGAAGTAATATCTAAATCATAAATCCACTCATGTCTACCTTTTATTGGTTCTTGTACATATGCTCCTGAAAACTTATCACCATTGTTCATTAATTCTTTATTTACTTTTTTCTTATCTGGCGCAACAATATCAAGTTTTTTAAGATATACAAGAATAGCACCTTCTAAAAATCGTGATGAATAATATACATCTTCATATGGAACATGACCCAAATGACAAATAGCTCTAGCAATACCAATAAAATCTAACTTCTCATCAAGTTTTTCAAGAATAACAACGTCATTTATATTATACTCTACAAACTTATTCCTATTATTATAATATAAATCATCCAATGTACCATCATATGAAACTTTTTTTATACCTACTTCATAATTTCCAATATCATCTAATCTATATGAAGACCTTTCACCAAAAGTAAGTTTTTTATATAGTTCAAGATAATCTAAGCTAGATACACCTGCTATTTTATAAGCACCTCTATGTTTATTATAGTCTACAATACCTATTGGTGATAAACATTTAGCAACATCCTCACCTAATAACCTCCGAGAACGATTATATAAATAAGGAATGTCAAATCTATCACTATTCCAACCACTAATAATTGTTGGTGATATCTCAAGATATTTTTGATAAAATTTATTTAATAAATCTCTCTCTTCTTTAAACTTTATTACTGTAGCATTATCAAAATTTTCACTATTAACTGCATTTTCAGCGTCAAGTACATAACAATGATATTCTTTAGTTAATTTATCATATAAAGCAATAGAAGTAATTGCATTGTCAGCTTTTTCTACTGAAGGGAAACCTTCTGTAACCTCTACTTCAATATCAAAAAACATAACTCTATGACCCTCTGATACATCATCTGAATCTGTATAGTTATCTACTAAAAACCTTGTTTCTGCTAACACATCAGATTCAAAAGAAGTATCATATTCTTCTATTTGTGATTTAGCAATTCTTCTTACCTTATCACCATATAAAGAAGTAAACGTACCTTTTGAGTCTTTTATATAAGCATATGGTTTAAATGGATAAACTGCATATCCTTTTTTATCATCCCAAATATGTATTCTACTTTTACTTATCTGATAAAAGATATTTTGATATATGACTATACCTCTTCAATTTGATATCTGAATATACGACAAAAACCAGGTACTTGTCAAGCTTTTTCTAAAGTTTCCCCTGGTATTTCACATACATCATTATTGCAGAATTTGTCTATTTCTGCCTCTTCGTTTTTGATTACACCGAAAGTTAATTTATTAAGTTGTTTTACTTGCTTATTATACTCTTTTTTATCTATTGCTTCATAAGGCATTTGTTTATACGCACCTAAGTCGTGTCGTGGCAATAATGATATACCTTTTAATCTGTATTGAAAATAATTCAACACATATGGTAGTTCTTCAGCTTCTGTATCTGGATCAAATGTTGCGGTACAACTTACTTGATTGTCAGCCCAATGGCGTTGCATGAATGCTGCTAAACTAAATTGTTCCCAAATAGACAATTCAGCGGCAGTTCTGATACCCTTTCCTACATCAACTGGCACTTCTACAACAACTGTAGAATCTTCTGAACCAAATGCGGGTTCTATTTTATATCCTGCCTTTTTTAATGGTGTTACTAATTCTGAATGTTTGGATAGTCTTATCCTACGAATATAAAAACGACTCTCAGGGTAATGAAGTCCTGGTGTCGCTCCTGCTAACAATGAAACTGTACCACTTGGCTTAACTGAAGTAGTTTTAATTGACTTTGGTACTGCTAACCAATCAGAATACACACAATCCCAATCTTGAATAGTATCATAACCATTCTCCAACCAATTTCTTAATTCTTCTAAACCTCTATTTGTAATAAATTGTGCAACACCACTAACTGAACAACCAATTCTACGATTTCTTAACATAACTCTATTAGTATCTGGCCAATGAGTTTTACCAAGTGTTACTGTCTTGGCATACAAATAAGCATATTTAAGTGTCCTCTTATAATCCTCTAAATTTTCATGATTGTTTGGAAATGTTTCTACTAAACAACATAATTCATAACTTTCTAATGATTGTTCTAAACAAGGATTTCCACCTGCTACCCTATGGTCTTTGTCATCTCCACCATTTTTCATACGAGAAAAGTGTCTCATATTTTGTAACCAAGCAAGTCCTGGTTCACCGTTGTCTACAATTCTTTTACAGATATCTGTATAATCCATACCAAGTTCAGCAAATACTGAATTATTAGAAGTCCACCCATACATTTCTCTATGTGGATTCATTTTATAGTTCTTTAAATTTAAATATTCTTCGTTTTTTGGATCACCAAAAACGATCTCAGCAGTTCTACGAACATTACCTGCTACAACACATTTACCAATCAAATTCATTATATCTACTATTGTTGTAACTGAAATTGGTTCGCCTGTATTGTCTTCTAAAACATTCTGAATATCTTCATGTATTTCTTTTAATGGTTCATGACCACTTGAGACACCACCAAAACCTTTGATTGGTTCACCTTCATCTCTAATTTGATTATAGTCAAACGCAATAGGCCCTGTTCCATGAAAATAACTCTCTAATAATAACTTTAAAGATTCTACCCAACCTTCTCTTGTATCAGGTATCATAAATATTTCTTCATTTCTATCACGGTTTACACCTTTAATAACAATTTCACCTGCACCTTTAGTGTCAAAACCAACACCAACACCTAACATAGAGGCATCCATTAGAAAACAAAATGGTTTTGAATAATCTTCTTTAAGTGTGGAAGTGGATACGAATGCACAATTGTTTAGTGCTGCATATAAATTCTTTTCTTCTGTAATTGGTGTTCCCATAGCCCAAAGACCTCGGCCAGGTGGTAGGAATTTCATATTAAAAATTCTATCGTACATTTCTTGTGCTGATGCTTGAGCCTGCCAAGCATTCCAACCGAGTTGGTGTTGATCTATCCATGCCTTTTGCATAGAGTAAGTACCTTCTACAACCCTACGAACTGTTTCCCACCATCTCTCGTTTTTACCGTTTTTTTTAATACGAGAGTAAGTTCTCATATAAACTAATTCACCTAAACCGTTGAAACCGAATGGTGGTTTTTTTCTTTTGTATTTACCTACAAAATTTTCAGACAGAAAAAACTTATCCAATTTACCAATCTCCTATAATCTAATACCTTCTGGTTTTTTAATTCCCACTATAAGTAAGTATAATATATATTGTATTCTTAATGACTTTATTCAAATCCTTCTGAAGTTTTTTCATCCTTCATGTCGTTATACTTACTAGCTAACAATTTTCTTCTAAACTCTTCTCTATTATCCATTTTACCTTGTTGTTCTTTGCCTGGTTTACTCGTGCTTTCATAAATATCTATCTTACCAATGTTAGTATTCATACCCATTGGATAAGTTAAACCATCAACACCAAATCTATTCTTAATAATATGACACCTAGCAGTATGACTTATTTTATCTTGTGCTTGTCTACTAATACTTAACACAAAATCAGCAATCATAACTTTACTATATGCTTCAGCAACTTTTGTTGCTTCAATAACTTCTTCTTCAAGTGCTGAACGATTAGCCTGAGATGCAGTCCACAACGGAACTTCAAACTCACCCGCTAACCCTCTTAAATCTTCATAAATACTACCTAATTGGTGTCTAACTTCTCTCATACCACTAACATCTCTCAATATATCTGCATAATCTACTATAACTAAATCAGGTTTTATATCTTTTAATTCTAATTGTTTTAAATGTGCTGAAATTGTATTAACTGTTGCTGCCCGTGTTGGATAATATTTAATAACCATCTTACCTGGGACACTTTCAATTATTTTCTTTACTTCATCTTTATGATATTTTATATTTTGAGTAGTTATACCACTAAGAACTGTATCATACCTCAACCCAACATAATTTTCATTTAATTCTAAAGTATAATGTACTACTGTAAATCCTTTTTTAATTGCGCCTGCAGCAATACTTTGCAATAACCATGTTTTACCAATACCTGCAGGCGCAACGACCACCCCTAACTCACCTTCTCCAAGACCACCATCCATTATATCATTTATCACATCCCATGGCGTTTTTATAGTAGTTCTTGTAGACTTAGTTAATCTTTCTTCTATACCTATATTATATTCATGTCCTATATCAACAGCAGTTCCTGCCTTCATAGCACTATCTATAACAGTTTTAATACCATCATAGTTTTGATTTTCTAATAAACTTACAGATTCCATAATAGCAGATTTTAAAACTTGATTTTTACAGAAATCTAATGCTTTTTCTTGAACATATTTTAAATCGGTAGAATCTTTGTGTTTCCAAGCTTCTTTAAGTGCTTCTATTATAGTAAGACGAAAAACTTCATTCTCTACACTATTAACTTCAATTTTCAATGCTTCTAATGTAGGTGAAGTTTTATAATTAATAAAATATTTATGTATTTCTGTAACTAGCCATTTATTTGCTTCCGATTCAAAATACTCTGGCTTAACAATCTCTATAATAGTTTGTAAAAATAAACTATCAGTTAAAAATGCAGAAATAGTTTTTGATTGAAAGGCATTTCCATACGTATGTAATGTATTACTCTCCATATATCGTCTTCATTTTTTCTGATTTCAATGCATTAACCTTTTTAAGTCTATATTTCTCTTTCATTTTCTTGAGAATAACTTCTTTATTTCTCTCATAGTGTTCCATCTGCCATTTTCGTTGTGCTTCTTTCTTTTCTTTAGCAGTAAAATATTTTCTTTTTCTACCCATTGGTTTTCTCCGCGTACCTATCCATAGTAGTAAAGTTCTGAGCTAACCAACTACTTACATTTGGTAAATTCTGAAATAATCTATCTTCCATGAACATGGATTCGAATTTATATTTAACTAATCGTCTGATAGGACCTCTGATTAAATCAATCAATTTAGTTTTAGTTGAAGCACTAATTTCAACATTTTCTAATTGCATTAACTTATAGTTTCGTTCAAGTATATCTTTACTTTGCAATATTTTTATAAAAAAACTACCACCACTATCCTTATTTTCATGAGAATATTTAAGTAGTTCATCTATTCTATAATTAGTATTATCTTCAGCCAAAGTTGGTATATTTTTTATCAAAGTTTTATTTGCTACTCCATTTACACCAGGTATATTATCTGATTTATCTCCTTCAATTATCTTATTAAGAATAAAGTTTTCAGGCGTCAATCCATACTCTTCTAAAACTGCTTCTTTGTCATATAATTTCTTTTTTGTAGGAGACCAAACCTTGATATCATCAGATACTAACTGTAAGAAATCTTTGTCGGTTGACATAATGACTTTCTTACCATTTGGTATTACACTCTTTGCAATATATGCTATAGCATCATCTGCTTCGATACCATCTACGGATATAGTGGTTAATGGTAATAGTTCAAGATAGTCTGCAACTCTTCTAAGCTGCATATACATATTCTTTCTTTCTTCATCAACATTTCCACCAATACTTTCTACTCTATTGACTCTGTAAGAAGTTCTACGTTTATTTTTATAATCGGAATATAATTTACGACGGCGGTTACTCCCACCCTTACCGTCAAATACAATGATAGTACGGGTGGGATTAAACATATTAATGGCAAATCCTATGCTTTTAAGAAAACCAACAATACCACCAACATGAACACCGTTTTCGTTTAGAGTTGGCATTACGCTGAACACTCTAATGAAAGTGTTCAAGCCGTCAACTATTAAAACTTTTTTGTCGGGGTTATCAAAATCTACAGATCCCCCCTTTTTCTTTATCTCTTCAAATATAGACAGATATTTGGCATTTGACATTATTCACCAACCACCTCATCTGTCTCAATAACATCATCAATACCTAAATCTTTTATATCATACTTTAATATTACCTTTTCACAAATTTGGTCATATACATATGATTTAAAGTCTGGGTCTGATAACTTATGTGCGAATTCTTTTGATTGAAATTTATGTTCTTCACCTAAATGGTCAGTTATAGTATACCAAGCACCAGCCTGTTTCACTATCTTATGATCTTTCATCACTTTTAACCAACTACCCACATCATCAATTCCACTCTCAAAATATAGAGGGAACTCACAACTTCTCAAAGGTGGACCTAAACGATTCTTAATAACTTGTGCAAGTATCGTCATACCAATTGTATTCTTTTTAGTATCTTTGATTTGACCTTTGTTCTTCAATCTAATTCTTGTAGATGCGTGAAATGGTAATGCTTTACCACCACTTGTAGTCCAGGGGTCTCCGAACATCACACCAAGTTTTTGTCTGAGTTGATTTGTAAACACAAGAGCTACTCTCTGTCTACCAATCATTTGTGTTATTTTTCTCATAGCTTTAGATATAATGATTGCTTTACTTGTAGCCCAACCATCTTTATCAAAGTCTGCTTCCATCTCTACATTTGTAGATGCAGCTGCTAGCGAATCTACAAGTATAGTTACTAATCTATCTTTATCTGATTCACGTACTTTGGATACGATTTCTTCTACTGCTGCGAATATATCTTCAACTGTTTCTAAATGTAGATATAACATTGTACCTACATCTACACCAATAACTTTTAAAAAGTCTTGGCTTACTGAGGTTTCTGTATCAATATAAACTGCTACTCCACCCTTTTTTTGAGTCTCTGCTAAAAGATGTGCACCAACCAAAGATTTACCACTTGATTCCAATCCATTGATTTCTGTAATTCTACCTACAGCAATTCCACCATCTGGCTTATTAGATATTGCTAAATCTAATAATGTAGAACCTGTAGAAATAAATTCTTTTATATCGGTGGGTGTTGTGCCAGAACCATCAAGAAAGTATGCAACTTTTGTATCTTTGAATGTTTTGTTTAAACTTTCAGCTAGAGCCCCTGCTAATTTGTCTCTTGTAGACATCTATAAACTCCGTTTCAATTCAAAACCTAGGGGAGCGAAACCTAATCACTCCCCAACTTATTATTTGATTTTTATTTATTAAATAGATCGTCAAATGCTGCCGACACATCTTCTGTAGATTTTACATCTTCTTTAACTACAGATTGTGTTACCGATTTATCCGAACTCTCTGCCTTAACACCATTTTTTTCTGTTTCGTCTTCAGAAGGATTTAACCAATCGTTAAGTACTTCTGTAAGTTCTTCATAAGTTTGTTCCTTATAAATCTCACGAATGTCTGTTTGGTTGTTAGTCATTAGTTCAAGAACATCAGCATCTTCCGTAACTGGAGTCTGATTAGGTTTAACCCTAATAGTCGTTTTCGGAAACGAACCGCCTGTCTCTTCTGCTGTCTTGAATTCTACAGAAACATCACGACCATTCATTGGATCTGTGATATCTCCGTAATCAGGATCTGCGATTATAGATAACAGTTCTTGATAAACTGTTTTTCCAAAGCCCCAATACTTAACACCTTCTTTTTCTTCACCACGAACTACAACTGGAGCAAAAGTTCTCATTTTTGCTTCAATTTTTCTACCTAAACGATAGTCTTCTTTATTACCAGAAGATTTTAGTTTCTGTGCGAATTCTTCAATCGGGTCTGGACGACCAAATGAAACGGGTGAAAGATAAGATTTTCTACCCAAATCATAATGGAAAAATAACTCAATAAAAGGATTGTCCTTATTATGTTTATAAGGAACAATTCTAATCTGAGTTGTACCTGGTTGAGGTTTCCAAAGATTTGATGTACGAGTGTTTGTAGTTTGAAGCTGATTAAGACGCTTCTTGATTGCGCTAATATCCATTTTCTATCTCCTATTTGTCATTTATTATTGTTTTACTTAGTGTAACAATTAACATCAATAATATATATCATTGAACTTTCTGAAAATACAATTTATTTTTCGTCTAATTTGGATTCCCAAGACTTAGTATGTATTATTGAATATACCCTTGTAGGTATCTCATATAGTCCTTCATCGTTTGTCAATAGCAAACGATTTCTATAATTCTCCCAGGGAACTGGAAATTTATTATTCAAAACCCCGTTGTTCAATTCTTTAACCAATTCATTAAGTGCATTTATAGTGTACAATGTATTGGATTGTTTCTTTCTATGTATAGAAATAGTATCTATAGTGCCATCTGTAAATTCATCTGTTGCTTCTACATTATATGTACAAATCAATTGATGATAATCATTTTCATTTTGAAATACATATATCTTATCAAAAATGATTTCATTACACACTATAATTAAATCTATAGTTTCGTATAGTTTATTTCTTTTACAAAATGTTGCTAATAATTGTGTCTTCATATTATTTTTTCACATCCTTACAGGTATTACCAATTCTACTTGAAAAAGTATTCTGCGGTCTCACTCCACCACCTTCACTCCAAGTAAATCCCATATTCATAGCAGCTTTAATAGATCCTAAACAATTAACACCATCAGTTCTATCCACTTCTGTTCCACTTACTTTATCATTATACCTATAGTTTGTAAATTTTTGGTATATCATATCCTTATTATTAATATCTTGAATTAATAAGTGAGATTGTGCAAATCTAACCAAAGTTTGTTCCATTTTATCCCAATCTTCATCTGACCAATCTTCAGTACCTTTCTTTGCTCTTCCTTTCCAAAGTTCTTTCCATTTTGCTGATTGTGCTTTTGCCTTTTCATCTATCTTATCAAGCTCTTCTTGTGTAATACCAATAGATAGAGCATGATCTCTTGCTTTCTGAAT